CTGCTGTTAATCCAGCTTGATCTAATCTTTGTTGTTGACCACCAATACCACTTAATAAACCTAAACTTCTGTATTGATCGCTTAATTGTCCACCTAAAAAACCACCTTGTTGCGCTCTAAATCTTAATGCCAGCTCTGGAGAAGATTCAATAAGTCTTTGTCTACGTTGTGCATCAGATTCCGCCATGCCAGCTGCTTGCGCAAAACCAGCTGAACGTAAACCTGCAATCGTTTGTGCAGCTTCTTCAGCAAATGGTCGAGTTGCTTCGCTTTCTATTAAAGCTGATCTTGAGCCACCAAAAGCACCACTTCTAATAGCGCGATCTTGCGCTCTTTGTTGTTCTAAATTTTGGCGTCTTTGTATGTCTGCTAAAGCTGGATCAATAACGCCTTGAATATATGGATCTTCATATTGTGAAATACCACCATCAAGAACGGATGCGGCAGCATTACCAGATACAGGAGAAAATGTAGGGGAGGGTGCTGCCGCAAGTTTTGCTAATTCTTGTCTTGGGTCAAGGCCCATAGTTTCACTAAACAAACCTCTAGTAGCTTGCATAGCTTGTAATTGGTCTGGACTAAAGCCAGCAACCATATCACCAGTGTACGGAGTAAATTCAGTGTCAGCCGCAGCTAAACCTCTGGTTGATATGTCTTTATATATGTCTAATAAATAATCAGGCACATTTGCTGTTGTGCTTGATGAACTTTTACCTTTTTGTTTTCCTACACTCATATTTCTTTACCAATTAAATATTCTTGTTTAAAACCTAAATCTTTTAATTTCCTTGTCCAACCTTTTCTGCCACCACCTATTAGCTTTTTAATGCCAACACTTTTTGCTGAAACCTCTATAGATTCTAAAATATCTTTTAATTCTTCAAATTTTCCACCACAAAATAATAAATTCATAATCATTTCTTGTGGAAAAATAATGATTTCAGTTACAAAAGCTGATTCTTTACCTGGCCACAAATGGAATAATCCATGTCTTATTTTATCTTCTATATCGTCAATTGTATAGGAATCTTGATGTTTAACTGCTTTCTCTATAAATGGCTTGCATCTTTCCCATTCATATTCCCATTCTGCTTTGTTAATCACCTTTTGCATATTCAGTTAAACTAGCTACTACCATGATTCTATTGGCATTATTGACAGTAACTTTTAATATTTCTCCAGCTTGTAAAACTAAATCTCTACTTAATAATTCTGAAGTAGCATTACCTGCTATTGTAAAATCATCATAAAGATTAAATACCGCAGCAGCTGAGTTAGTTAAAGTAAGATTTAAAGTAGCCGCAGAAGCATTATTATTATTAACTAAGATAGATTCAATAACAGCAAAATCAAAATCTGTACCTGATGGTGCAGTATATAAAGTTGTTGCATTAGTCGTAGTTAAACTAATTTTAGCGTTAGTAACTCTTTGTATATATTGCGTTTTACTAGCAGGATCTATCATCTTCGACCTCTAGCTTTAACGTCTAATCTAATATTACCAACTTGGAAATCTTGAGTTAATGAACCTTCAACTTTCATTTGTACTTGTCGTGCTGAAAATCTAGCATCTATATAACCATCACTTTCAAAAGTAAAACTACCAAAATCTGTAGTTGCTCCTAATGGTGTAAATTTACCGCTAAAGTTTAAAGTTACACCAGGTAAAGTAGTTGTTTCTTCATCAGGTAAAATTTGATTGACTTGAGCTACACGATCACCATTGCTTATTTCTAATGGGCCTGTTGTGCAAAAAGGTTTCCTAGAGCCTATGCCTGGTGAATTAAACAATGCTCTTTTGTCGTGTTCGTAAACATAACCATCAACATCACACGCAATTGGATTATTAAATACACCTTGGTCTATCCAAGAACTTCTATTTAATGAGCCAATTGACCATGAATTGTCTAAATAATTCCAAATAATATATTTATTAGGTGAGAACTGATCTACGTCACCAACAGGGAAAAACCACCAAATTTCATTGTAATCTATGTTATGTGCGCCAAAGGTACTTTGCTGAGTGTTTTGTTGTAAATTGTCAAAAATATAATCATGCACATCAGATTTTAATTCTTTAACAATACCATCGTATGTAAAGAAAGAATTTTCACTAATCCATGATAAAAAGTCACCAGATGAAACAATTGACCTAGAACTAATTGCTTTACAATTTGTTCCAGCATCTTGAATACCATATACAAATGGATTACCAACATAAGATAATTTATTAATTCCAACATCAGTAAATATAATAATATCGTTTTTGTATTTAACAGCGTAATTAGCTTTACCACCTGTAGGTATTTGCAAATCACCAGCAGAGTTAATTGCTGAAGCTGTCCAATTGGTATTGTTTTCTCGTTCTGACCAAGCTATTTTTCTTGGATCACCACCAGCACCAATAGCAATTAAATGTCTTTCATTACTAACAATAACTGCTTGACAGCCAGTTGGTGCATTAGTAATTGCAGTAGCTATAGTATCTGGACTACCAGATCCAGCATCAGGTCGCCATTGATAAATTTTGCCATCCCCAGCAAAACAAAATACTAAGTGTTCACCCCAGTTATCAAAAGAAAAAGATTTAGTATCAAAGTTTAATGCGGAGGTGCTTCTTTCATCACCATAATCTTCAACACCATAGTGATAAGCACCATAACCTGTAGAAGTTATAACATCGTCACCTGAAAATCCAGCTGGTGTTATGTCATACCAAACATCATTATAAAAAACATTAACACCGCTTCTTGTCCCAATTGCTAAAATTTCTTCACCATTATTAGCTTTATAAGAATACATACCAATTGGTGTTGCTGGTTGAATAACCCTAGATGATGATGAGGTTGCAGCTGATGTTCCAGAGCCAGCAGTAGCGACAGTAAATGTCGTAGTCGATGGCACACTAGCAATCGTAAATGTTTCATTTATTTCAGTAGCAGTAATGCCACCTGTTGCAGCAAAACCTTCTAACACAATAGTATTGCCAACAGCTAAACCATGTGCAACTGTAGTCGTAATTGTAATATTAGCGCTTGATGATGCAGTAGTTACTGTACCAACAAAAAAAGTACCGATAGGTTTTTCACGAAAGTATGTCCAACCACCTAAAGGTTTTAAATAACCATTTTCAAAACGAACTAAATCGCCATCTACCCAACGACCTTTGTTTGCGTAATCTGTGCCATTTTTTATGATTCCTGCTGGCGGTGTTATTGGTAGTAAAGCCATAGCTTATCTCTAAAATTAAGCCGTTCTTTTCCACATATAAACGACTATGTAAGGTTGTACGTTGTTGTGAGCAGAACCACTACCCGTTGCATCAGAAGTTTTAGTTTGTGCGCCGCTAGTATTATTTGATATACCAGCAAAAAATGAAGTGCTAATATTTCCTCCACCAGGGCCACTTTCTGAAAAGCTTATATCATGAGTGTGACTAGGTAGTTGACTTGTCGTTAAAGCTACAGTTTTTGCGCCACCAGTTTCTTCAGCGGTATCAAAATCTGTATCAGATGAATCTATACCAACAGGGACTTTACCAGCACCAAAAGCTGCCCATGTACCAAAACCTAACAAAGTGCCAGGATTAGTGCTATTACTAGCATTTATATAAATAGATCCTACTGGATATATTTTATTAAATATATTTGTGCCATTTAATTGGAATTGTCCGCTAGTTGTATTAATGTGACTGGCTGCGGTAACTGTGCTTGATGCTGTAACAGTTGTAAAAGCTCCTGTTGTAGCAGAACTTGCACCTATGGTAGTGCCATCAATTGCGCCAGCATTAATATCTACTGTTGCTAAAGTTGATGTACCTGAAGAACTAATACTGGTTAGTGTTGCTAATCCAGATGAATTTATTGTAGTAAAAGTTCCAGCAGCAGCAGATCCAGCGCCAATTACAGTGCCATCTATATTTCCGCCTTCACAATCTATTGTGCCATTAACATCTAATGTGCCACCAACTGTTAAAGTTTTGCCAGAGCCAACATTAAGGCCCACGCTTGTACCTGTGCCATTAGCAACAAAAATACCATCAACAGCATCTAAGTCAGTATTTATTTTGCCACCCCAAGTTGATGTACTTGCGCCAACTTCAGGTTTAGTTAAATTTAAATTAGTAGTAAATGTATCTGCCATAATAGTAAATTATATATTATTCTTTTGTCCAATTAAGAATATTTTGTTTTATTTCATTGTATTTTACTGGATTTGTATATTTAAGCGTTATGCCTAAACATAAAATTACAAAACCTAAAATCAAAAGATAATCCATTATTCACCTATTGTTTTAGTTTCAGAAGTAGGGTTTTTTTGATCTTCTATCTGAGCAGCTAAACTAGCT